GGTGGGTGATGTGCTAGAACTGCCTAATCTTATCGACTATTATCCGTTAGATGAAGGCGTTGGGGCCGCACTTAAACGTTTCTATGTAATCAATGATGCTATAGTCACACGTGCAGAACAAGATGTTCCTAAGAGTGGTTACGATACTTCAATGATCTACACTGAAGTAGTTAACGAATATGGATATCCCGTTGATCCTGGTGCTATTGATGCTAGTGATTTATCTCCTGATGCTAGTTCAAACGTTGCTGATGCAAGTGCGCAGACATTGACCAGTGCTGTTAAGGTAGAAGGTTACTTAACTGGAGATGCATTGCCACCAAATGGTGCTACAGTTGCCGCAGGCATCGCTTTCCCAAATGCTCCAGGTCAAGGCGATTACCATCTACGTTTAGACTATATTCCTAATCGTCTATTCCGTTACGATGGACGTCGTTGGGTCAAAGTTGAGGATGCAGTGAGAACTAACCTAACGCCAGGCACAGAAAATCAAACACAATTAAGTGGCTTTATCAATGATACTAATCAGTTCATGAGCAACGGTGCTGCCTGGGATGGTATACGTATTTCAACTCCATATACCCCACCAGCTAATGCGGCTACACTATCATTTACTCTGAGTACCAAAACAGTGGTTGTTAAAGTTCCGTACAACAGCACCTACGGTGTTAGAACTAAACTGGATGGATTACCTATAACTAACACGATTTCTAACAGCAGTGGTAACATAGCAGTTACTATCACTGGACCGTTATATCCAAGAAAACTAAGGATAACCTCAGCTACAGCTACAGGTGGCAATGCTACAATCAGATTTGCGGATCAACCAACTACTCCATTTGTAGTTGGACAGACTATACAAGTTGCAGGTGTCACAGGATCAACACAATTTAATGGTAGCAAGATTGTCACTAGCGCCAATGCTTCGAGTGCCAGCTACACACTAGCAGGTAATTTAACTGGCACTGTATCAAGTGCTACAGTAGCAGATGGTAGCCCATTGCCAATTGGTAGCTTATTAGAATACACAGTTTACAGACATGTGATCAATGAACGTCAGAGCTTATCACAAGCCTTGCGTCCTTCAGCGGATAATATATAATGGCAGCTAATCAACAGTTTTTTTATGATGCTCAGATAGAGCGTTTCCTTGCACAGTTCATTCGCATGGTATCAGGATTCCAAGTAGAATTTGGAGCCGACCGTGATGGCAATGTTACCTATCAGCGTGTACCTGTTTACTACGGTGATAGCAGTCGTCAGGTACAGACCATACTCAGCCAAAATACCGCTGGTAATATGTTACCCACAGTGCCGGCTATGGCTACTTGGATTAACAACATCACCTATGATCGTGATCGCGTACAGGATCCCACTTTCATTGGCAAGATGCAGATCAGAGAACGCTACTACAATGAAGACACCATGGAGTACGAGAATCGCCAAGGCAATGCTTTCAGTATCGAACGCCTAATGCCTGTGCCATATACTATTGAATTAAAATTAGATATCTGGACCAGTAACACTAAACAGAAACTACAGTTATTAGAACAACTCATGGTTCTATTTAACCCAGCATTGGAAATACAATCAACAGACAACTACATCGACTGGACCAGCCTAAGCGTAGTATATCTAGATTCACCAAATTGGACCAGCCGTAGCGTGCCAATTGGTACCGAAAATCCCATTGACGTAGCTACCTTAACATTTAAATTACCCGTGTGGATCAGTCCGCCAGCTAAGATTAAAAAGCTGGGAGTCATACAGAAGATCATCGCTAACATACACGATAGCGATGGCAATCTCAGTGCTGATGTGATGAGTGAAGATAATCTATTAGGGCGTCGACAGTATTTTACTCCAATGATGTATGGTGTGCTTCTAATAGGTAATCAACTTACCTTGCTTAAGATAAGCGAATTAGAAACTCCTCGTGAACCAACATTAGAAACTCCGGTAAAAATAGGAACTAAAGATGTCTGGCGTAGTTTAATCAGTATCTATGGTGAACTACAGAATGGAATAAGTCAGGTAAGACTGTTACAAGAAGACGGAGTAAGCGAAGTAATTGGAACGGTAAGCTATCATCCCACAGATGATACGCTGTTGATATTCAATGTAGACATAGATACTAAACCAAGCAACACATTAAATCCTATCGATGCCATAGTAGATCCTCATAAACAATCCGCGATTAGTCTTGCTACTTCAGCAGTAAACGGTACAAGATTTTTGATTCTCAATGACATAGGTAGTTTTGACAACGCTCCAGGGGATGGAGCTCCTATATGGACAGGTACTAATGGTCTGCAATTAGTAGCCCATGCCAATGATATCATACAGTATAATGGTACATACTGGACTGTTTCATTTGACAGCCAGACTGATCAGACCTTACAATATGTTAGTAATCTCAATACCGGAACTCAATACAAGTGGGCAAATCAACAATGGGTAAAAAGCTACGAGGGCGAATACAAGGAAGGACTTTGGACACTAGTCATATAGAAGGTGTAGGTACTTTCATCTATTCAATCTCAACACACCGTTACTTGTTCTTGTTGCGTAACAGCACTAAGTATGCAGGCACCTGGGGATTGGCAGGTGGTAAGATTGATGCCAATGAACAGATACTTACTTCATTGACCCGTGAGTTGCGAGAAGAGCTTGGTTATGAATTCCAGGACGTCAAGGTCATACCCATAGAAAAATTTACCAGCGATAACGGACACTTTAGTTATCACACTTTTTTAATTCCTATAGAAGACGAATTTGTTCCTGTGCTAAATTACGAGCATCGTGGATATTGCTGGGTAGCATTAGAAGATCACCCTAAACCTTTACATCCAGGGGTTTGGCGCACGATTAATTTTACAGCAGTGGTTGAGAAAATCAAGACCTTAGAAAAAGTCTTGTTATAGATCACATTCTAATACGAAATCTCTAAAACTAATTTGTCGATAATTGCCGCACCATTTAAGAGTCTCGGGAATTAAATTTCTACCAAACGGGGTCACCCATACAAAATCTACATCATTGTATACATCAAATAACTGTTTACGGTTTTGTACCCATTTATTATGGTCTATTTCAAAGTTCCATTTAGCATCATATCCGTTGGTATCAGCATAAACATTATGATTGTGCTCGTCTAGGGCGTGACCATCAAATCCTAATAGATAAATTTTAGTATGTCCATCAAATGCCGCAATATATGCTGCCGCAGTTCCTGCATCAGCATAAGGATCATATGGAATTAAATAAAATTTACCAGGATGTTCTAATAGATGTAAATTGTTGGTATAAACTATATTGTTATTTACATAATTACTGCTGGCTATTTCAGGAACAATACCGTTATCGCCAGACGCTACTAAAAAATCAGGAGTAAAATCTCTATAGAGGGCATTGCATCCATAAGTTTGAACTGTTTTACTTCCTAATAATCCTTGAGGTTTTTTAAGAAGATTTAAATCAAATGTTAATCGATTAGGGCCATTGCCTATAACAACCGCACGTCCACTGATCTGATTATTAGTAACAGCATTAGGCACTGTTTCTGTTACGCTATGCCAGGTGTGATTTTCTTGTCTACGTTCAACAATGATGTCTTCACCGGTATAATCTGTTCGATATTTTTTAGTTAATTGAAGCATTTATCACCTATTATAGAATGTAAGTACCAAAACATTTAACATTTGCCTGTACCACTGCTGATGCTATAGAACCTGTGTAATAAACCTGAACATTACCTGCTAGCACATTAGCAGTTAACCCTCCCATCGTATAGCCGTTATTAATAACGCCATAGGTAGTGATGTAAGCATTACCATCACCATCGGTAACTACCTGTGCTTCATATGTTTCTACATTACCTGTAGCACCTGTGCCTCTCTTAGCTGTCACAATCAATTTACCGCTGGTAAATGTTGTTTGGCTACGTGTAGCGATCATATATGGAGTATTATTAGCTGCGATATTAACTGCTGTCTGTGTATATGTTATATCAGTGCCATTTAGGAAATCAAAATCACCGGCTGTATCAACTTCGATACGTTGTGTAGTTGTGCCTACTCCAGACCAAATCTGTGCGCCAGTGTCTGCTGCTATAAACTGATTTAGTCCACTACTACTAGCTAGCGAGGTTAGTTCTGTGGTTGTAGTAAATATACGAGCATCAATTACATCAGTCGGGGCTGGCGGTTCTGTAAATTCAAGTTGATTACCACTGACTGAATATGCCAATGTTGGGAATTGTAATACACCATTGATGCTTACTAAAGTACCTGCTGTGGTTGAATTTGATTGTAATGTAAATGTAGTATTTGTTCCATCAACATTACCAAATCCTCCCCCCACATTACCTGAGAATTGGCGGTCACTAATAACAGTAAATGAAGTACCAGCAGTCTGCCATTGAGCTCCATCATAAAATTCCAAATTATTAACTGTTTCGCTGAAACGTATCATACCTATTACGTCAACATTGCCAGAAGATCCTGGACGTTGTGCTGAACTACCTACTGGTAGAATGATAGCACCGGGACTGTTAAATTTAGCTATGACACCATCGTGTACTGTTACGTTTGCACCACCAAATACTATGGCGTTTTTAGCAAAGTCTGCATAGATTAAACTGTTGTTTGTACCTTGACCTAATACATGGAATGATTCAGCTGATTGTGTGCTGTTGATACGTGCACCTTCGCCTACCCATAATGTCTTACCAACTGCGGCGCCACCTGCAACGATCAATGCGCCAGTTGTTAATGATGTTGTGTCTGTCGTAGCATTGGCCCAGATCGTACCAGTTGCGGCTAAAGTATCTGCGTTGATTCTACTTGCTGAAATATTACCAAGTGTATTAATTAGTCCTGTTGCATTTAGTGTGCCTGTACTGACTTGGCTTGCTACTAAATTACCTGTAGTATTAAATTGTCCGGCAATAACTACTGCAGCACTTACGTTTGCTGTTGTATTGATGAAACCAACCGCCGATATAGCTGTGCCTGTGACTGTTAATTCTAAATTACCAGCTTTAATTGGATCGTAAACAGTATCAGCATTAAATACCACATGGCCTGCACCTGGTTCAGCAAGATTACTTGCAAAGGTCCAAGTATTAGTAGAGTCATTACGAACTATGGCTGTGTGTTGGAGAACATTACCAGCAGTGGTTAATCCAGTGCCAGTGAACGCTGAGTAAAAACCAATGTCATAGTTGTATGGGAATGTATAGCTTGGTTTGAAGAATACCAACGGATCTTCAACTGTGATAACGTTAGCTGTAACACCGATGATATTGGCCGCATATAAATTACCACCAACCCACAAGTCTTTGGCAATGCTTGCACCACCCACTACTTGCAATGCACCGGTAGTGCCAGTAGCATCAGTTGCATTGGTAGTACTATTTAAATCTAAGGTAGAGAGTGTGCCTGCTGAACCTAAAATGTTACCTGTTACGTTTAAGTAACCAGTCACTGATTGGTTACCATTGATCTGTGAGCTGCTAAATGTTGCAGCCGCAGCCAATACGTTACCAGCTGTATTAATTAATCCAGTTGCACTAATTGTAGCAAACGAACCTTCGCTAGCTGAAATATTACCTAATGTGTTGATAAGTCCAGTGGCATTTAATGTAGCAACAGATACTTGACTTGCTGATACGTTACCAGTTGTATTAATTAAACCAGTTGAGTTAATTGCCCCAAATAGGCCTAAAGCTGCTGAGATATTACCTGTGGTATTGATAAACCCAGTTGTGATGAAATTACCTGTAGTGGTAAGAGTATAATCAACAATCAAGTTACCAATATGTAAGTTAGCAAAGTTACTAGTGACCACATTACCGTACGTTGTGCCGACTTCTGTTGTGCCAATTAAGCGGAATTCTTGGAAGTACTCACTCCAGATAATTGCACGATTTTGTAAGCTACCACGATTGAAAATTAACCCTTCATCGTAGGTATTACTACCAGCAAATCCATTGTTAAGTGTGACTAATGGATCGTTAACGTAGGTGTTAGTTGACGCAATAGTAGTATAAGCACTAGTTCCTAAAACAAACAAGTTACCTGAAATTAATAAGTCACCTGGAACAGTGACGTTACTAGCAAATAGACTACCTGTGATGGTTCCTGCTGCGATCTTTTGACTAGCAATGATCGTGCTATTAAAGATCTGATTGTTAAGAATTCTGGTTAAATTTGCCATTTTAAGGACTTAGCTCCGCAATTATAATATATTTCTACACTATTGTTACAGCCTGCGGTTCCATATCCCCATCGGCATGTGATGTGTTCTTAATGTTATTTATGCAAGATTGGTAAAATTAAAGGGGATAAAAGTCTCTGCTGACTGTAAGATATGTATTAGCACTAGTAGGAGTAAATTGTACTTCTACATTACTACCGACTATTGTTGCAGATACATTACCTAAACTGTTACCTATGGTAATAACTCCATAAGTTGTAGATAATGCTGTAGAATTATTATGTGTGACTAGTGTTTCTGAACTTTGTATATCATTGGATCTAACTGCTTGTATAATATATTTTGCAGTTCTGTAACTGGTAATATTATAGCTATCAATAGTCGTAGTAGCAACGTTAGGTAATAAATTATTAGCTAGATTGTTGTAAAATCCTGTGGTTTGAATATTTCCAACTATATTAATGCTTTGTGCATCCAATGTAACAAAAGTTGTATTTTGGAATTGTAATGATCCTACAGATACCGCACCAACAGAAATATAGCGTACTTCAACTGTGTCTGTGGTCAATGGAATTTCAGTAAATTGTATCTGGTTGTTACCAACAATCACATAAGCACTAGTTGGCTGTTGCAAAGTACCGTTAATACTTACAAGTACCCCAGCAGTAGTAGTATTAGAACTCAATGCAAATGTGTTAGCAGAGCCATCTGGATTAATCGTCTGTGAGCTGATAACAGCTTCACCTGGGGATAGCCATGAATTACCATCATAGTATTCTATACTCTGGCGAATAGTATTGTATCTTGTATATCCAATTTCTGGGTATAATGGTCTGGTTGTGTCGTCACCACTTGGTAGACCAATAGCATCTTGTCCAACAAACTGCACTATACCCTGCCCTGGTGCAAAAATCATTATGTTACCATTGGCTTGATTAGACGATATAGTATTACCGCTGAAAGTGATATTACCTAAAATAGTGTTACCAATATTACCAGCATTCGGTAAACCGAATGCTCCAGAATAAAC